CTACTCTTAACATTTGACTTCTTTGGCTTCTCTGTAACGACCTCTAGAGATTCAGATGGTTCATTCTTGATGGTCTCTGAAACACTTTCAAGAACCTCACCCATTTCTGATTCTGTCATATCGCTATCGTAAGTTTTCTTTTTGCGTCCCATCTATAGTCCCCCAGGCATGTCAATATAAGCCGCATAAACTTCGTTACCGTCCTCATCGATTCCAGTAAGAACACCTGACGAATAGATAGCATCTGAAATAGTTGACTCTGATTCTGGATCATCGGCCTTGCCAGTCGTATCACTGAAATAAACTTTGCTACCTAAAGTTACAAAGTCAGGAGCTCCCCCACCGCCGGTAAAGGTAACGTCGTCAAGTGTAAGACCGACACTGCTTCCATCGGTGTAAGTGACATCAAAGTCAGTGCCATCAAGATCGTTGTCAAAAGCGGTTACTGTTACAACCGCACCCACTGCAGAGGCCTTGAATATCGTACCTAGTACAGAATGACCATTGATCTTTGCCGCGAGGTTAGTCGCGGTTTGATTGTTCGATGATGCAGCTGCAACCTCATCCTCAGTCGATGCAGAAGCTTTGAAAGTCAGAGTCTCATCTAATGACAGTCCACTGTGTTCAAATTGCAGAGTGTCATCTGTCGATGCAATCAAATTTGAATAGTTCGAAATTGTAATTTCAAGACGCGCTGGACCGCCTTCTAACAAAACAGGTATTCCCATACCAGTTCGTGCGACTGCAGTTTTCTTTGTGTCCGATAAAGACTTACCTAGTGATACACCCACCCATTGACCATCTCCAACCGCAAGGCTCAAAGCATTACTGCTATCGCGTCTAACGGCTAAGCCAGCTTTGAAGGTCGATGGATCAGAGTCATGTGTCGAGATCTCTCTCGCCGATGAGTATGGTGCACCCATCAAAACTTTAGTTGGATCGTGCATCTTATAATCCCCCTGGCATATCGATCAGAGCACAACCGTCAGCGACAGTGTTGCCATCCTCATCGATACAAGTAAGGACACCTGTAACGTAGTGAGCATTGACAGCTGTGCCAGACGAAACCGCCTTGCCAGTCGTTGCTGAAATTTGAACTTGAGCGCCTACTGTGGGCGTGAATGAATTCGTTAACCTAATTGGTACCCTCAAACCCTTCACGCATATTGCAGTTCGAAGTGTATCTGACAGTGACCTACCCATGGAGATACCGATCTTTGAACCGTCGGCAACGGCAAGTGACAATGTCCCGTCACTCTTTTGATGCACGCAAAGGCCGGCCAGAAAAGTCGCTGGATCTCCTGATCTATTTATTACTTCTTTAATGTTTGTGTCGACGTTACCTAACATGACTGTGGTTGCACTATGACTCATTTTTTGTTTCTCCTAACCAATGTTTTCGACTGCCTGAAACCAATTTATCTTTATATGCGTTTTGAGTATCCGACGGTAAGCCATGACCTTTCTCAAGTGCCTCAGCTTTTTTAACCCGTCGTTTCAGTTCGAGTGCTGGCTCAAATACTGAATCAAACATATGCTGCGCCTTTTCTTCCTTACCAGCTTTCGTCAATTTCAAATAATCTTCAACATGATTTTTCTGCGCTGCAGTTAAAAGGTCCATGTTTGATTGTTCTTTAAAAAAAGACTGGACCATAGCCGAAAGGATTGCATTGTGCTTTTCAATGGCGCTATCATATTTCTCTTTTTCAGCGACTGCGAAAATGTCCTCGATGTCCTTTGGTAGTAATGAGCCGTTACTTTTTAAGAACTCTTTTGCCGACAAATTAAATTTAAGTGCTGCCTCTAAAGACTTACTATCATTATTCTTTTTATCAGTGGCCTGACGTTCTTTGCGAGCCTTTTCACCTAAGTCGTCATCGGGTTTTGGATCGGGTTTGTTACCTGCTTTGAGTTGTTCAATTTGTTTCATCAACTCAGCGTTTTGAGCTTTAAGAGTTTCGGCTTCCTTTGACGGATCAGGCTTATCACCTTCTCCCCCACCGCCGCCTTTGTCATCACCTGCTTTGTCCATTAGGACATAGAAAAATCTTTTCATACGATCACCCCTTCGGTTTTTAAATATCTAGACTTGAGCCTTCCACTAAAATTTCAACTCCGCAACGACAACCATATTCATCACCTGGCTCAATGCCATTGATACCCTCGCCTATGATATAAGTCTTACTATAGTTTTCCTGGTGTTCAGGTCGCGGCTCTTCTGAATCAGATGGTAACCAGCGTGCCTTTTCACCTTTGTATTTTTCTTTAATGGCATCATGTATTTGAAGCACTACTTCATTCTGGACGCGCTGTATTAATTGCGCAGGATCTTTATGCAATTCTTTTTTGAGATCGGTATCACCCTTGGATCTTTTTTTGTAACCCTTGATAGTCTTGAGCGCGACCTTTTTGATTGCACTCTCTGATAAGACGTCGGAATTGTTTGCGAAGGTCAGTGCTGATTTTTTAAGGGTGAGCCCTTTTGTAACTAGCTTTTTGACTTTACTTTCGGGTGCGACTTTTCTTAAGAATGATGATGGATCAAACTTAATACTCAAGGGTTTTTTCCCCTTCTAATTTTACTTAATATATAAGCCATCAAACCCTTGCTATGCTCAGTAGCTTTGACCTTCTCATTCATTGGAGTTCTAAATCCCCTTCGATTTAGCCGTCGCTCCTGCATCATTTGTCGACTGGCTCTTTTTTGCTTCTTTGAGTAGTTTTGCGTTTGCGTCAAGGTCGCTACCCCCTTCTGTATCGAAATCGAATAGTTGATTGATCACTAAAACTTTATGCTCCAAAGATATGAGCTCATCGTCAACCAAAGAGAATGTCTGTAACGCAGAAAGGCCCTGAGTAATTTGTCGGGTATCTTGTGACTTGTAGGATAGCTTTATTTTGAAAATAGCTTCGAGTGCTGGCTTAACTATAGAGAAATAATAGTTCTTTAGACCTCTCTCTACTGCCTTAGTATCAACCTCACCCGTTGCATTCAATCCCCCGGTCTGCTCACCATCGATGTAAGACGAAGGCATACCAATATAAAACGCACGCTTTTGATTTAAGAACTTAACTGCGGTTTGAACTGTGGTGATGTCAGTGATCGCAGCTTCAATTGAATCTTCTTTGTCTAGGTATACATCCTTGCCTTTGCCAAGTGCAGTGGCAATTGACTTGGCTTGCCCCTTAGCTTCAGCTGAATCGGCAAGACTAACACTCTTACGAAGGTCACTGATTTTAATTTGTATCGCCTTTGCGATGTTCATAGACTTGTGCATCGATGAAACAGAGCAGTATTCAAATGATGAGTAGATCTTGATCATGTCAGTTCGATTGTAATTTCTGAAGCTCATAAAAATGCCATTGTTTGATCCACCTGTTTTTTTGTAGTCCTCTCTAATTACATTGGATTCTGTGGGAGTCGCTTCCCTAACCAATTTTAAGGCCTGATCATAAATAATGAATAGATCCTTTTTGTCAGTCATGGCCTTTGCGAACATAGTGATGAGGCCATCCTCACTCTCTGATTTTAAACAATTATCCCATAGCAACGCTTGCTTTTCATCGTCGAGACCATGCGTTCTCTCAACAACGTCTGTTAGTATCTTTGCATAGATACTCATGACATCTATTCTAATGAAGTCATCTTGCTTAATTGAGAACGGGAAAATGTCAGGTAGTTCATCCGTTGCATCCGTCGTACTGAAACCAAAGAAAGTACTCAAACCCATGTCACATCTCCTATATTGGTAAGCCCTTTAAAAATAAATAACAAGCCATGCACAAGAACGCGCCTAAAATCATGTCAGAGAAATTGTCTGCTGGATGCATCATTTCTCATCCTTACAAATGCACTTACCGGTCCATGCGTTGTAATAATCGTACTTGTAAGGATCACAGTTGCGAGTGCACGCTTCGATTATGGCATCTCTTTTTTTAAGAGCTCCTGAGGTTCGGTTTTCATCACATGCAACTAACAAAAAACTTAGTATTAAAAAATATCTCATATCTTACCTCTTATTAGTCCGATCCATTCCAAACCAGTTGCAAGTGAATCGGGTGCATCATCGTAGTCCGCGTTGTACTCATATTGAACAACATGATCGATGTAAGTGGGAGAACTTTCTCTGCAAAGGTGTATCAAATGCGCATAAGTGCCAGCTGCCATGATACGAGAATGCTTATTATTGTTGGACCTTCGACCAACAACCCCACATGAAGGGAAGGTCTGCCTCAAGATATCGATAGGCATGTCACCTAAAGCATTGGTCTCAAAACCAAGTCTCTTGACGTTGTATTTCGCAACGACCTTCGCGATGTCATCGAGGCAATGATTCCAAGCCTTCTGCCATACAAAACCAACGACCGCGATACCTTGCATGTGAGATTTAATTACTGAGATCGCTGTATAATCCCCACCCTCATGTGATGGATCGATGAATGCAATGGCACTATCAGACGTAGGGTATTTGTCCATGTACTTCACATTGTCAAACGGAGTCGCACCCTCATTGAGAATCTTTAAATGATATGACGCCTGGATCGATGCTTCTGAAACGCCGGCGAGACGTTGCGCCTCAAGGTCATGATCGAGTTCGGGAATAGTGCCATGAGGTACTTCCATCTTTTTAAGTAGAGGTCTTAGCTTTGCATAGAGATCATATTTGTGAGCAGGTTGACCTATGATGCAGACATTCGGACATAGCTTATGGATCTCGTAATACTTCTTTTCAACTAGCTTACGTGTTGCATCTGAAGTGTCATCCTCTGTGACTGGATCATCTAAGATCACTCTCTTAGGATGTCGACCTCTGAGAGATGCGGTCTTAATTGTTACAGCTGAAACCGAATGATCTTTGCCATGTAAGCCGGCAACTCTTAAACACTGTGAGTTAGCCTTTTCAAATGTCATACCGTTAGCAATACACGCATTCTCAATCTCTTTGAGCATTGCAGCGTTACGCTCTTTTGATTTTGTCATGATCAGAGTAGTTGATTCACGGTTCAAATAAATGTCATACGCAATGCCCATGATAGGACCGTAGTCAGTTTTGCCATAGCCTCTTGAGCCGAGAAGTAACCTAGGCTCTGTTTCATTGATCACGAATTCACGCATCTCATTTTGCTTTGGGAATGGATCAGGGTAGGACGCTGCTCTGCAAAACTCTAAGAATGATTTTTTAGTATTGTCTATTTGTTTAGGAGCGTCAGGTTCGGGTGAGGCAGAGCGGCGCCATCTCTCAGGATCTCTATTCGTGAGCCAGAAAATCGCAGCTGTCACATCGGGTGGGTAATGCTTTTTGACCTTATAGAGCGTACCAAAAACGATCTTTTCTTCTGTAATGGTGTAACCCGTTGCACGTGCATACAGGCATGACTCCACTATCTGATTAGGAATGCTCTTGGCTTCCTTTATGGAGTGCAAAAAAGAGGGGTGTTTTGTTTTCCAATATTGCAGCGCGCGAATAGAAACGCCAATGATATTAGAGACTTGCTTGTCAGTCTTGCCTTGCTTATAGAGCTCAATTATTTGTGCACTAAGTTCATCGTTAAAAAATGTATTTCGACCCATGACATGAGGGTATCGGCATTACAAAAAAAAAGCCAAGTTTAGATGCCTGATCTACAAAATCCGGTATCACGTTCATGTCGTGCAAGGCGGGCTAACTGCTCTTGAAGACCTTCAATTTTGTATTTCATATCAACGGCTTGTGCGTCTTGCTTTCTAATAAGCTCGTCACGCTCTTCAATCATCTTGATGAGGAAGTACATAACCAAGGCGTCCGGGTGAGGCTCTGGCATATCGAGCGCTGGTATTAATCTAATTTTCAACTTCTGGAGATCTACTTGCATGACTTGCATCCTGTTTTTTGTTGTTGATGTGAAGCTTTAAGCCAGTACCTTTTGACAAGCGTCTGAGAATTCTTTTCGTCTCGCATGTCGTGCAAAAAGGTGCAGTGCTGCAATAACATGTGTCATCTAAAGCGAGAACGTATTGCGAATTAAGAATCAAGATCATCAGATCAAATTTGTTCAACTGCGTATCCATAAAACCCCCTTTGGTTAAAGTAACCGCCGGGCGCATAACATAAGGGGCACCCGGCTGTTACAGATTCGGTCGGAGCGTTCAACCTCAAACCGAATCATTTCTTAAATTGTTCAATGTACTTAATAACTCTGTCAGTCTGTTCAACTGTTAGATCTTTGCTGCTTCGCTCAATACCAATGACGCGCTTGATGATATCTTTGCCTTCAGATGCAGTGATTCCTTTGGCCTTCACAAGACGGCTTAAATAGTCATAGGAGCTCACTGGCTCTTCTGAATCAAACAATGGCATCTCATCATCATCGGGTGGGAATTCATCAACTGGCGGCTCAGGGTGAGCGTTAGGCGCAAGATTAGGAATTGGCTTTTGATTTTTTTGTTGCTGAACAGGTTCAGGAGATTCTGCGCCTTGACCATCATCATCCTCTTCAGACGCAACGCCGATCAAAGACGATAGAGAATACCGACGTGCGTAAGTTAAAGAACTACCAAAAGATTGAGGGTGGATTTTTGATGGATCCGGTAATGGATAGATGCTGTCTATCGTTTCGCCAGACTCATGCATGAGAGATGTTTTCAATAGGTAACCCGTTTGATCGAATTCAAGTTTATGAACTATTGAAAGTCCATTCTTAGTTAAAGGTCCTTTAACGCATTCGATCACATCGGCTAAGTCCGCGTATTTGTAACTGATCAACCTACCAGTCTTTTTGTCGTTATATTTAACTTCTCTTGTTTTGGTTGGGACTTTGAATTCACCTTGCGCCTTGGCAAGTGCTTCGTTGAGTCGTGAATTAGAAATGACAGGTAATTCCTTAGACATTTGAACGCTCCTTTTTTTGATGCACGTTTTAAAAAAAGAAAGGCCCTTGACATTACTCGCAGGCCCTATTCCAATGATTGTGCCTAAAATTGAAACTGGAATCAGAGATATCTTTTTTCAGTTCAATTTTCAAGGTCAAAATTAAAGTGCTAGTGAGGGGTGTCAACAACCCACAGAAAGTGCAATAACTAGCGCACGCCTTTCTGCCAAGTTGACGAGTTCTGCATTTGTGACGAGGGACGCTCGTAATGTAGGAGTTGCCAGAACTTATCTGGATAGTGAGCAACGAAATACGCCGAGTCACTAAAGACCGATGCCGATAAAGCCTGGAGAGGGCCGTGACACAGACGGTGCATTGCGAGGGAAGATCAGTTAAAGTTTCAAACGAAACAACCACTGACCTAGTACGAGATGCTTTGTTCAAAAGGCCGCTCGCCGGCTAAATGAGGTTTTAAATGTACAAACTTTACTTGAAAATAGATCACTTGCCGACCTCTCTAAATAAGAAATTGAGGTGGGGTGCGAGATATAAGAACATCCATGACAATCATATGTGGGACAAATTGATAGCAGCTGAATGCAATAAAAAAAAACCAAACTCTCCACTCTCTAAAGCTAACATCACTCTCATTCGTCACTCTTGGAAAATGCTCGACTATGACGGGTTAGTTGGATCAATGAAACCTGTAGTTGATGCTCTTGTTACCTGTGGAGTTTTAATTGATGACAGATGGAATGTTACGGGTGAGTGGAATGTTCATCAAAGATTCAGACCAAAGAAGGAAGGTCCACTCTTAGAAATCCTAATTCAGTCCAGACCTAACAAATTAAATTGACTTTAAGACGCATAAAGTTATTCAATTTAGATCAGGGGACTCATCGCGTCACTTAAAGTTGAAAAGACTATCAAAGAGATCGACGACAAAATAAGCCATCTGAAACATCTTTATGACGGCCTCATGCCCATTTTTCATCAAATAGATCGTAAGCGTAAGATGATTGAGCTCGACATAAAGCTCTTAGAACAAAAAAAACAAAGTCTCTTAGAAGGGCAGCTTGTCTTTGATGACCTGGATTTCTAAAGTAACTTTTCGAATCAATTTAAGAACATTTAAGATTGACTCCGCACGCTCTGCATCGTCGAGCATTACATTTTCCTGAAGCCATCTCAAATCAACGTACAATCGATTGAGTTTTGAATTGAGCTCAACCTTTTTTAAAACCAATTTGACCCATTGAATCATGCCAGGCCCTTTACGTATTTTCCCTTAACCAGAGTTAAGACCTCATATCTCGGTCGCGTGGTGAAGCTCACATGTACCCACCCACCCTCTAAAATCAATTGATCAATTCCTAATGGTTTAACCATTGGTAACAATCGAATGACCACATCTCTCGGTATACCGAACACCGGACATACAAAATCACAAGCCTCTGCATCTTTATGCTGAGAGTCATCAACCCCACCCACTGCTTTATTTAACTCATCGCATCTATATCCAGAAGTAATTTTCATTGGATACTTTAGAACGTGCCTGATTCGCTCCATTCCGCAAGCTGTGAAGAGCATTGCCGGCATGAGTGCATCGGGAAGGGTGTTGTCGATTTTAAGCTTGTCAGCGGTCTCAGAGCGCGTGAACTCTTTGAGATTGAAATGATCAGTCACAGCGATCACCGCAACGCTTTAACAATTCTCTGAATCTTTTCTGCAGTTCGGCATATTCGTCTGAGGTCACACAAATGTCACCAAGCGTTACCTCTCGGTCATACTCGGGTTTGTCGGGTTGGTTCAATGGCACCGCATGACACATGAAAGGGTAGGTGTCTGACCATACCGCACACGGATCTATTTTGATCGGGGTGAGGCTACAAGCCGCCAGGGCTACTATTGCGCAAAAAATTAGAGATAGAATTGTAGAGCTTCGCACGTTGTTCAGCTGTGATCTTAGTCCCATCAAATGCCTCACTGTAAGCAGTTTTGAATGCTGCGAGTTTTTGGTCAATGTCCTTTTCGGTCGCGGCCTTCTCTTGAGCTCCATGAATCTTTTCTAACCCCTTGGCAAAAAGCCAAGAGGTCAGTTTTGTAAGAATCGCAACGATTATTTTCTCAATCACCGTCGCCATCCAAGTCGATCTTTTCGATCTGCTCATTAACAAATGGATCTAGTTGGTCATAAAACGGCGCCAAAAAATCATCGACCTTAGTTTCCGAAAGTGCTGCCGACTCACGTGCCCACTTCTTAAGACCTACATACACGGCTTTGCCTAACTTTTCGAGTGACTCTTCTGCTACCGAAAGACCGTCGATCTTAGCCTCTGCGACGATCATCTCACCCAACGATTTTAAATCATAAGCTCTTTCCATCTCTCCCCCTTTATTTAGTAAAGATCATTGCTATTAGTTTAGTCATTCCTGCGCCTGCAAAACCAGAAAAGAAAATCAAAGCTGCACCCCACCCCTTACCTCTGTTCATGTAAGCCGCAAGCTCTTTGAGTTCCTTCTTAATCTCTTTAAGATCATCACGAACGAGAACTTCTATTTTATCTATTCGGTTGTGAGCAGCGTCGGCCTTAGCTGAAAGTGCCCCGATCTTTTCAAGCGTGTCCATGATCACCCTTTCATTAGATGTGATATGTGATGTTAAATTTCTCAGTCACTCCATTGGCCCAACTCGCAGTGCCTAAGTCCGTTGAACCGGCTGGTTGAAACCTTGTAAATGCAATCGATCCAGAGTTAGCAACCTCGATGACGTAATAAGAATCCGTTGCCGAAACGAATTCGCAAGCTGCATAAACTGAAGTAGGCGGCCTGTAGATACTTGGCAAAGGTGTAGTCATTCCAACCGTTGCGCCAGGTGAACCACTAGCTCCGGTTGTTATACTTGCCGAAATTGTAACGATTCTCCCAACCCTGGTACCCTTGACCGATCCAGACGGTGAAGTCCCACCGCTTGTGATCGTGGGTGATGTTACGCTAAACGAAGAGTAATGCTGACCTATGTAATACCAACCGGATGCGGTTGCAAAAAGCGCAATCTCTTCATTTTGAAATGCAACCTCAACGCCAGTAGTGCCAGAAATTCCGTTGATGGTCTCTCCGGAAGCCTCACCCTTTACAATTAAAACACCAACGTCAGAATCAGCTTTGATGCATCTAATGACTCTACCAATATTGTCGGCAAGAGTTGGAAGCGTAATAGTCTTGTTTGTCCCACCCGTGGTCATCAAAATAACTTCATAACCATCATTGTCTAATACAGCATAGTCAGCTGACGCAGCGTAAGATGTAATATACTTGGCACCGTAATTGAGTTTGGCTTTTGTAATGTAGCCATCTTCCATCACTGCGCGTCCAGTGGTGTCTGCAGTTAGTGAGCCCGCAGAGAGAATGAAAGTCTTTAATTGCGCAGCGGTGAGCCTGTAAGTTTGAATGCCATCGTCACCTGGAATGTTTAAAGTGCCTGCTACTGAATCGATCAATTGTAAGTCTGTAATTTTCTTAGTGCCCATTTATTCTCCTAGTTCTAAAGTAATTTCTGTATAAATCCCACCCGGTACCATCTCAAAAAGCATCTGTTCTAATTCGTACTGTGATTGAAAACCTTTGATGCTTTGAAATACGATATTGTCATCCTCATCATCGATCACTTGATCGAAAACATAGTCATTGCTCTGTATGTATCTTGAAATAAATAAAGACTCCTCTACCCCATCAGCGATGATTGAAATTTGTAGTTGGCCTGGATCAGGCACTGTGAATTCTATGTCAACCGTGTCACCAAAGATCTTTTTAAAGACTGTAATATAAGATTCAAAAGTCCCACCTTCTACAAATGCGTCTACGATCTCACCGAATGACTCTCTGAAAATATCTTTAGCAATTGCATTTGATAAAGGTGATCTCAAGTCATCAAATATTAAATCACCAAAGGGCATCGAGTTGTAGGCATCCTCAAAAAACGCATCAAGCTGCATCGAGAGTGCCTCAAGGGTATCTGTAAACAAAGCCTCATATTTCAACTCGAGTGCATCACCCTTAAATTTCTGACTCATTCTACTCCTCTACAACTTCAATCAATGCCAATGATATGACAAAAAGATCATCATAATCAGCATCGTAAAGGTCACTTTCCCACGTCGGACTTTCATCGATTACACCATCAGTGACGTCATCGGTCCATTCTAACAACACTTGAGAACACCATGGCGCATCTGCCACTGAGAAATATGTTTGAGGTTCAAAGTTACGACCTAGCCTATACTTGGCTTCAATGTTATCGATGAGTGTTTGTTTCACTGTTTCGGGAGAATCAATCATTACCATGTTATTTTCTGAAAGGGTGAGTGTTAACCTCAACGCTACAGGTATTCGATTAGGAAGGTTATAAGAAAAATCAAAGCTCTGACCGTTTGACAAAGCGATAGTGTCAGTCTGATCACCCATGGTAACAATGCCAGCTGCAACCGAATCCTTTATGATCGTATTGATTTCAAGTTGAGTATCAGCATATTCATCATCTGTTTCATCAACATCTACGCAGACAAATAGCTTGCCAGCGTCTGATTCAGAAGGCGGTTTTACCGATGCAATATAACCTTCAGTCTCTAGCTTTTCAATGATACCGGGTGAGGTGTTTACAGGTCTTGATATTCTCTCATTTGTAATTGCGAAATATTGTTGCAGGTAAACAAAGATTTCACTGGCCTTAATTTCATTTTCCTGAAGTCTTTGAGCTATAGCATAGGCGTACTTATAAAAATTAGTGCCGACAAAACTCTCAGCTGTGTATGTAGTGCTAAACTGTTCATTCACGTTCAAACGAACTGCGTCTAAGATCTCTTCTATCGTCTGTGGTGTATAACCTGATTCAGATGCGTAACCCATTATTACCTCGCAATAAGCCCTGTACTTACTTCTTCAGGGGTGATGTTAAATGTGAACCTCGTCAAAAATGTCTCTACAGTATCGACTACGCTAGCCACATTGATACCGTTACTTGCAAGTACCTGAATCAAATAAGCTTTGAAACTTTCGTTTTGAAACCTAAAGTCCTCTGATAAAAAGTACTTGAGATCGATGCCGAGTTCGGGTTGATACTCTAAAGCTCCAAGTTGAACCGATAAAATATTCGCGGCCTTTGATGTCTGAGTGTCAAATACTCCCATGTCCTCACCGTCATGATTGCTTACGATGTCGATCATTTTAATAACTCCTTAAGTGCTAAGAGTTGAGTATTGGCCGTGGTGATCAAGGTGATGGTTGCAGCGTTGGCACCTGAATTAAGTGTCGTGTCAAGTGATGCAAGGACTAAATTTATGTTTGTGATGATTCCATTTAAAGCGGTAATCAAATCCTGAATGTCAGATGCATTTGATGTCACATAGGTTTTTTTTGCACCCTGCATTAGCAATACACCTGTAGATGGTTTGACTCCTGAGCTTAAGATCGTTGCACCAACAACCGGCAAGTTGTCAGCTGTAACGATTCCTGCAGCACAAATTGCATCCCTAATGTTAGCCACTGATCACCTCTGTATATCTAAATCTCTTACTGTCAAAAGAGTACCAGGCCGCATAGTCCTTCACGCGCGATCCATCATCCGTGATGGAGCCTGGTTGAATCAAACCATCTGCCATGAAGTAATTCTGTCCCAGTGAGTACTCAGCGTGCAAGAGAACACTTAAAATCGGTACCATTAGGCCAAGTCTAAAATCGTAAACAAGATTATTCTGCTTCATGATCTCCCATGGCTTACCTTCATAGGTCACCGTGACGGGAGCTCCCAAGTATACGCCGCCGGCAATAGCATACTCGGGAGCTCCCACGAGGTCAGCGAAAGTGTAGAGATCACCGTCTCTCTCAATCTCTACCTCGTATTGAGTCATAAACTTTGAGAGCTCCCCCACCGAGTGCTCTTCAAAAATAAAATAACCATGCAACGATTTAACTCTCATCGACTGCAATCCCCACCCATATGTCATTGTTAGAATCTAAGTAAACTGCTCTATCTTCAAACTCGAATGGATTTTTGTCATTGAGGTTGATCTTTAAAAATACGTCATCAAATAAGACAGACACGCCGTCATCGTAACCTTTTGTCAGTAGTATTTCTTTAAGACCGAGACCATCAAAGATCACTGTGACAGTCCTTGAAACGAGACCAGTCGCTAAGAATTCGGTCATGTTATAAATATTGTACCAGTCATAATTCATGATTCACCTTACAATGGCGCTGTGCCAGTCACTTTAGTAACCGTCGGAAACGGTATTTGTGTCGTTGTCTTTTGATCACCCCTTGCGATCTCTATTGTTACGTTGTATCTATCGTCATTCGCATTCTGACTTATTTGAAAACTGTGAAGTAGCCCATCAAAAATTGTTACAGCTTTGTGAAGGTAAGTGATCGAGTATTCCTTTGACGAAACTTTCTCAAACACTTGATCGATCAACGCTGACAAGAGCGTCAACCCAATCGAGTCACCCGAAGCTTGTAGATTGATTCGTGTTACTACACCAACCCCTTTTTGTTTGACATCGGGTGAGGTGCCATCCTCTTTGGTTTCAGTCTCAGTAGTGATGTCTACGTTCTTTTCTTCTGAATCAATGAAGAGACCTGTAAGCTGCTCACTTAAATAAATTGGAATCACTGCGTAACCTAGTTTAGTAAAGGCATCACTCACAACTGGTATCTTGTTAAGATCATTGTTGGTGCCAACTACTTTATATAGTTTGATTAAAATTATTGGATCAATACCGTTAAGCATTACTTGTTATCCCCCCCGAATAGTCCTTTGATCCCTCTAAAGATCGATGCACCTGACAACTTTCTAACAGTGTCATTGAGCCCCGTGACTTTAGTTACGAGATCAGTGAGAGAAAGAAAACCTTTCTCAACGATTCCGAGTATCTTGTCAGATGCAAGTGATATCGTCGCAAGACTTTGATAGCTTTGTATCCTCTGATTTTCTTTGTCGAGTTCAACTCTCAATTGACGATCTCTTGAAGTGACAACCCCTTCATTGAGTAGCTTTGATTTCTTTTGAAGATCCTCAAGTCCCCTGATTGCAGATAGCTTGTCAGTGAGATCGCTGAGGGCACCAGCTTTGTTTATGTCCTTAGTGAGTTTATCAGTGTCAAACTTATCGAATGACTTGCTCAGTTCTTTAAAGTCCGATTGTAGGAAGTCGGCCATCTTGAGTATTTGTTTTTCACCGAACACTTGAGTCTGCACGAGAACTTGTTGGTTCTTGTCCATCTTTTGTAATGACTGAATGAATTCAAAGAACGCTTTAGCTGTATCCTTTTCACCCGTGAACTGACTTACAATGTTAGCTCCTATTGCGTTCGGGTTGGCCTTTGATTCAGCGACCGAAGTTTGAAACTTCGAAATGAGCATATTGATATTTTCAGGGGTGAGGCCTGTCGATTGACCTAGTGCCTGAAGCTTTGCAAGGTTACCTGCAGTCGTACCGAACTGTGCAGCATTGGTCACGAGATCATCAGCTGATTTGAGAGTCTTATCAATAGCATCTTGAGTTTCTTTAAGTGGGTTGAGCAGCTTATTGACTAAAGATAGACCGATACCTAGCAACCCACCGCCTGTCAGAGCTCCGATAAGTCCCTTGCCAAACTTCTTTGCAACACGTGCAAAACGTCCACCTAGAGCCTTTTCCATTGTTCGAAGAGCAGAGTCATCGAGCTTTGGAATGATTTTTAGAATCTCTTTAAACACTTCGCACCGCCTCATAAAACGAGAGATTGATGATCTCTTCGAGTGTCATGTTCGGGTGCCTAGAAAAAACCGCTCTTAGATCAATGCTGAATCTTGGGATTTTTTTTTTTCAGCTTCCGTTACAAAGTTGATTTTGATTTTCGATATCTCTAAGCACACCGCAACAATTATTTCATGGAGCTCATCGGGACCTAGATTCTTTAAGTTCTCAGGGTTGTACCTCACCCCGTTCTTGTCTTTGCAAAAACAAATTAGGGCCTCAACCTCATCTTGTTGCAATTCGACAAAGAGTGCGGCCTCTCTAATAAGCTTTTCTTGATCACTAGAGCTCATCTCTTGAACGCGCGAATAGAATGACTCATAGTCCTCACCCATATAAGCAGGAAGCATCTTAAGCCCTAACATGAGCGAATGAAATACGTTGAGTGCTCGTAAAGATTTATAGCCTTTGAGTTCGAGAACCTTCATGCCCTTCCTTGCGTCAAGATGAGCTCAAACCGTGAGCTCCTCAATTAATTAACTCTTGTGATTCTCAACTGTGTCAAATGATTCGAAAATCAAATTAACATTCATTGATTCGGGTGACTCACCCACCGTCAATTGTTGAGGTTGCTGACAAAGAATTGCGTTCTTTGCCATCTTAGATGATCCATCTGATCGACTCACCACGTAAAGATCAACTCGAGTTTTGTTTAAGTACACGTCATCAAGAACCGTTTTGAGATCAACGCTCATGTTCATAATCGGACATGTCACGCGCTTTGGCTCTTTAGAACCTTCACGATAAACAAGTCCGGTCTTGTTGTTAGCGTTCATGCCACGGGTGAGGCGGTTGTTTTCTGGATCTTCCCACGTAACTTCGTCCACATGTTCGAAGTCGTAACTAACCCCATTAACTTTGATACCGACGTCGCAATCATAAATTTTAAAGATCATAGTGTTTGCCTCATTTCACCTTCGATTCTCCAAAGCGCGTTAGGCTCAGAGATGTTAAAATATCCACTCGCAACAAAATTAGATTGTTCTAGTTTGACCTCAGCGGTGCCGAGTTCAATTTCTTGAGCATCGATGTAAGACTGAATTACTTTTTGAAGCTCATCCTCTAATAGAGCAGCATGCTTCTTTGTATAAGGCGGTTGATTGCCCGAGATGTAAGAAAGTGCTGAGGACTGTAGATCGATCTCGAGATTCTTTTTGATGTAAGGCGCAACGATTGCCTTTGCACCAGCTGCAAAGAGTGCAAGTCTCTCACCGAATTCATCATCACTAATTACGAAACTAATCTTGTCATCAAATAATGATTCAGCTGCTCCGACCGTATCGACATCATCTGCGACCGGCATGGATATGTATTGTTGATTAAGCCAGCTAAGTGAATTTGAAAGTAACTTACCAAACGCATAAAACATGTTCTTCGCTTTGTTAGTAGTCGTTGTATGGAATGCACAACGGTTAGCTATCGCGGCTTGGGTTGCTAGGAATGAATCGTCTGTAGAGCTTACACCTACGACACCTTCGAATTCACCTAAGAACAATCCATCACCGCCGGCAAGTGGAGCTTCACTAGCTGCAGCTTGTGCAGCTGAGTCTTGTCCTGACACGATCGAGCATGATGCAAGTTCAGTCGCATCATCACTCGCATCAAATGCTGCTTTAATTTGAGTTGCGGTTGATTGCCCGGATTCAATATTGATCGTGATATCGGTACCATCGACAACAACTGTTTCACTTCCTGCAGTTACGGTATCAGCTAAAGTGATCGTGATTGAATTACCAGGACTGCCAGTATCTACAGCTGTGAATGTTAGATCACCATTGATCGTAAGAGTCGCAGCGGTTGCGTTGATATCGTCCTTGTCGAAATCACTTGAGATCAATATCGTATAAAAATCAGACTCATGACCTTCCAAGAATTCTGCTAAGTAAAGGTCATCGGCAAGTAATACGAAAACTTTGTTCATTCCTGCGTCAAATAATTGTTGAGCTTCAGTATTGTCGGTTCGAGTCGAAACAGCTGACATCGTAGTGCATTCGTAGATCGTACCGACGTTACCCTCTTGACCTGACTTAGGAGTCGCAACAACTAACACTTGTTTTAAGAATGCCGTCGATGCTTCAGGAGTTGGTTCAATTGTTGTGATCGGGAAGAAATAGTCCAAAAGTATTTTCATTCTGTATACTCCGTATCGATTGTTACTTGGTTTATGGTACCCACTGAAGGGTTGTATTGACTATTAAAAAAATAAATGAACTTGGTCGTGCGTTCCACGATGTTTTGATAGGTGCCAGCGTTTTGCTCGATCTCATAGAAAAACAGGTCTTTGGTATCGGATGATTGAGCCTGTTCTATTTTCTTTGCGAAGTAACCCAAAGGCATTTTATCAGAGTTAACAAACACTCTAATGATTCCGCTGATCTTACCTTTCTGTACTGCCTCACCCATGCGATTCTTTGAGTCTTGTATTTCAATGAAAAGGCATTCCTGCTCTTGAGCATCACTGTCAGGCATGTTAAAGGTTGCCTTCTTAAAATCAAAGATTCGCATCAATGTATCTTTAAGCTGTGACTCAATCATTTAACTATACACCTAGCCTTGATGTTCTTAAATAGTTGAGCGGTATCAATTCCCTTATGACTGAAACCTTTGATGGTCTTAGTTAGGGGTGAGTTGTCACCAAACTCTTTTCTCTTAAATGGATTTCTAACAATAGCCTGGATTAAGTTTTCAGTTCGTCTTTTCTCTGACCTTCCAAAGACAAGCTTCATAAACTCGTTTGAAAATTTTAAGATCTCTGAGTTGTTTCTGATCTTACCATTGTCTTTAAACGCCTCGATCAAATAGTTGAAACCTAAGTGTTTACGAAAGCTCGCTGACACTTCTGAAATGCTAACTCCTGAATCAATACGTGATGCCTTGCGTATCTGCATACCTGCGTACTGTGTGAGAACATCTTGGCCCCGTTGGCCACGCTGACCGCGTTGTGGTTTTCGGTAGGGTTTGTCATCTAAGACACCAACCTCAAACTCGTATTTGCCGAAGAGCCCTTTAACCTTTTTTTGAAACCTTGAATCAAGTTTAATCTCCACAGAGGTCCCCCCCTATGAGAATGTTTGATCGACCACTAGAAGGCGCTGAAACCTCAACGCCTTTAGCCTGAAAGTAATATGTCAATCGATCTCGGGTACTTGACACAACTTCACGTGCATCAAGTATTCCTAAAATAAGAGTATAAGTGTCTGAGTCATATCCAAACGATTCGACGTCAATCGCATCATACTCCTCATCTGTAAGAGTTGATGCATTGATGAATGTTAGAATTGCATTTATGAAATCTCGCACCCTGTTACTCCTAAGTGCCCTTCAGTCCCTTCCGGTATCGGAAGGGCACCCGTCAGAGACTAAAGGGTTTTATTTATTCGCCTAAATCAACCGTTGCAGGTTGTTTAATCACCCCACCACTAGCAAGAACTTCGAGCATACAAGAACCCATCATAAAGTTGTGCCATGAATACATGTTTTCTTCGTTGATGCCTTGAGCTTTAAGCTGAGGCAATACCGTGTAGTGAAGTTTTGTTTGTTGCAAGTTAGCAATCAACCAACCGTTAGCTCCTGAAGGCGTTACGGCCTCAGGCATTTTCATCAATCGGTAACCTGCACCTAAAACGTCTTGCAATACCTTTTTGAACGGGATTGAAGTCGCAGCATATACACCGTCGAAGTAAGGAACGATAGTTGATCCATAGAACATGATGATCTTTTGACCGGCCAACTGATCAGCATCGTTGACATTGGCCATCACCTTTTTATGTAGATCAATCAATGGATCTACACTGTCACCATCTACAGTCGCAGAGTTCTCTGTCACATGGTTTGAATCACCTGACCAGAAAAGACCATTGTTGAAAACCGTAGAGTTTGAAGTGCCTTCGCCAAGTAACAATAAATCATCCATCTGCTTTTGATGTTCATCTAACACCTGCGCAACTACGTCCTCGTTTTGTTGAGTGTCTTGCAGAGTTGATTGACGAAACTGTTTTGCAAGGAAGTATTTTTTAAATGTCTTGCTAGCCTCTTTAACAGCGATTTGTTTGATCTCTGTATCTTTAGGTGTCACGTGCTCATTGCGAATGTTACCAATCGCTTCTACACGTTTGAAATTGATCTTGCCCACTTCTTCAGAGTAAGACTGAGACTTACCTAAAAACAGAGGATAGATCGGTTGATAGATCGGCGTGTAGTCTGCCATTAGTTGATCGACGTCGCGTAGGATGATCTTGTTTGTTGACATTTTTATTTCTCTCCCTTTTTAAATTTTGCAAACTTAGGATGTTCACTATATTCTTTTTTGCTACTCTTAACATTTGACTTCTTTGGCTTCTCTGTAACGACCTCTAGAGATTCAGATGGTTCATTCTTGATGGTCTCTGAAACACTTTCAAGAACCTCACCCATTTCTGATTCTGTCATATCGCTAT